TCAGGTAATATCAGCCTGCGGTTTCTTTGCCCTTTTATCGGCCCGTTTTTCAGCGGCCGTTTTCAGGGGCTTCTTCTTACTGTTCTTTTTGCTATCCAGACCTTTACTCATATCTTGCCTCGCGTGATAAAAGGGTAGGTTGCCACTCCATTAACCTCTTGTGCGGGCCGATATGCAAGCAGAAAATCGTTTTTGCTGTGTAAGAATGTAACCCGTGGAAAGGGATGTTTTCCACGGCAAGGTCGTCGTAGGTTGGAATGAAAGGATAAGCCTACTTAGACTTCGGTTCGTAGGGTAAGCGAGAGAACTGTAGTGAGCGCTGGCGATAAAACATCACGCGTTCGCGAAAATAGTCACGCAAGTACTCGGGTTGCTCTCTCTCAACGACCTCGGGAATGACCGGCATATTGTAACGTTCTTTGAAGGCCACGCCTGATGCCGCCAAGTCTACGTTAACTTTATCCATCTCTTCTTTGGACAATTCTGCCAGATTGTATCCCATACCGTTTTCTCCTGCCTATTGGCCACAGACTGATGCGTGCCACGGTAAAGTAGTGACAGGAAAATGGCAAGCGTTCACCTTATCATGTGGATGTTTATTATTCTCATTACGAAATGGGAATCATTTTTAATACAAATGTACCATACATAATATCGCTCGTAGTTGTTATTTTTGATAATAAAAATGATTCGCAATAATATATTTTCTCTAAGACTTAAGTGATAATAAATATCAATAACATGAATTTTAACTTGTTGTTTGTATGGTGTTTTTTGTTTATTGAATATCAATGTTAATAAAGTGTTTTTTATTTTATTTTTTCTAGGCATAATGCCCTGAATAATTTCACCTGCCGGGAAAATAGGGAGTTAACATGTTAAAAAAAGAAATGATTCAGAAGCTGAATGAGCAACTTAATCTGGAGTTTTATTCCGCGAATTTGTATCTGCAAATGAGCGCATGGTGCGGTGACAAAGGTTTTGAAGGCGCATCCAGTTTCCTGAAGACGCATTCTCAGGAAGAAATGCAGCACATGCAGCGCCTGTTTGACTATCTGGACGACACAGGAAGCCTGCCTGTATTAGGCGCGATTGCTGCACCGCCGATTGATTTTGATTCACTGGCTGATGTCTTCAAGCTGACCTATGAACACGAACAGCTGATCACCGCAAAAATTAATGAGCTGGCGCATGAGGCGATGGCGCTGCAGGATTACTCTACATTCAACTTCCTGCAATGGTACGTTGCAGAGCAGCACGAAGAAGAGAAATTGTTCCGTTCTATTCTGGACAAATTGGCGTTAGTCAAAGCCAGCGAAGGCGGCCTGTTCTTCATCGATCAGGACCTGAAAAAAATGTCTGCGGCGGCCCCGTCAACCTAATGACAAGCGGCGCTTCTGTCGGCCAATGAGTCGTTGAATGATGCGGGATAATGTTCTCCTTATCCCGCCATTTTCCCCTCCCGACCCCCCTTTCTACCAGTACCAAACTACCGATATTATTCCTGAACACCACACTCGACTTCACCTTCCTCTGTCGCTATGATCGGATCAGTCGTGATATACAACATTCTGTTTTATAAGGGTTGAGGCTGTCTTTCTCTGATTCGGATAAGGCTGCAAAACTCACACACATCATTGTTTGAATACGCCATGTCGGGAATACCATGATGAAGAAATTTTTGCTATCTATCGTGCTTACTTCACTTTCTGTGAATGCCTTTGCTGCCGCTAAACTGGCAAATATAAGCCGGTTTGAATACGGCGATCGCTGGGCTTTCACGCGTGAAGAAGTTCAACTGATTTGCCGCCCCGGCAATGCGCTGTACGCCTTACATACCGGGACGCTGATGCAATATCCGCTAAACGATGTTGCCATTGCGCAAATGAAAGCCGGGCAGGTGAGTGCGCAGCCGATAGACGCGATCTGGCTGGACGACCCTAAGCATCCCGGACAGAAAAAAAGCCTTCAGCCATTTATTGAACGTGCAGAGCAGTTGTGTAAGCCAGACGCTAAACCATGAAGTGATTGATTTACCTATTGATGTTAAATAATTACTTCTTTATGGTTAAGATAAAGTGTGAAATCTGTTCCATTTGTGATGATTGCGAATAGGTTAAAGCTGGAAAACGCGAGGTAGTTGGCTAAGCTTAAGTCTACAGGGCTAGTACAGCTTGTATAAATGCCAACTTTTAGCGCACGGCTCTCCCAAGAGCCATTTCCCTAGACCGAATACAGGAATCGTATTCGGTCTTTTTTTTACTCATTGTTTTTAAAAGGTTTATTTTTAATAACCACGAAAATACACGAAAAATACACGAAATTCGATACACGGTCTTTTATAAATAGACGTAATCTTTCCCTCGCGTATCCAGATATTTCTCTGTCATCTTTGCTGATTTATGCCCCAATAACTTCTGAGCAAATTCCTTTCCTCGTTCCTTCTCATACAATCTGCCAGCCAGACTTCTTATTTCATGAAACGTCGGCGGCTTCTCATCCAATTCAATCCCCGATGCCTTTCTTGCTTTAACAAACCCCTTTGTTAGCCCGTTGAGTTCCACAGCCCCGTTAGGGTTATTTTTTCTAATACCAACACTAATCATGTAATCCGTTTTGCTGGAATTACGGCATTGCTCAATGACATCGCATAAACGTAGCCCTATGGCATCGATTGTCAGGTCGAGAGGGATCGCCAGTTTGTTTCCGGTTTTCCCCTGTTCGACGAGTAACCGGTCATCAACAATATCGCTAAATTTAATTGCAGCAACATCCTCCCGGCGCTGACCAGTAACGAGCGCTAAATCCATCGCCAACTGAAACCACTGCGCCTGTTTTTCAGCAGCGATGCGAATGGCTTTATATTGTTCAAGCTCCAGCCTCTCTCGCTTTACGTTCGGCTGGGGCGTTCGCGTGGGCAACACTGGGTTATTATCGATGTGACCTTCAACAATGGCCTCGCGGAAAATATCAGAGAGAACAGATCGAAAACCTGCGGCCATAGATAGCTTTTCTTGCTGTAAATAAATTTCCAAAAATTCAGCAATGTCTTTCGTGGTTATTTCCTTTAGTATTTTCCCTCCCAGCGACTGCTGAATTGTAGCGAGTTGGCCAGAGCGTGTTTTGTAGGTATTAGCGGCCAAATCTCGGCGCTGAATAATCACATCGTAACGCTCAAGCCATTCGGCCATCGTGAGTTCTTTTTTCACCTTCAGCTTTTCAATGAGGGCGACAGGAGAAAAACTTTGTTCAATGAAGCTGTTTGCCTCTATAGCCTGGCTAACCGCATCCCTGCGCGCGATCTGCCCGAGGGGTATTTCCTTTCCTGTTAGTGGGTTTCGCCAATAAAATGATTTATATTTTTTCCGGTAAGTGAGGTTACGCGGCAAGTTAGCGTCATACCTTGTCGTCCTTGCCATTGATGATTCTCCTCACTAAATCTGAATTGAAGCCTTTTCTTTCGGCAATTATCCGACGTGACAGCTTGTAATCTTTTGGGTTGATAAATACAGCATCTTCGCTAACTCGATATTCACGACCATGCTTTTCTGGTGCTGGGTAAATTTTCCCAGCTCGCGCCCAGCGTTGTAGCGTCTGTATTGTCGGCAGGCTGTCTTTTGAATAATGGCGTTCGCACCATTCATTCAGCGTGATGAGCTTTCCCATATTCGCCTCATAACGTTATGTATTTAGATTTCACGGAATCAGTTTTAGCGGGGAGGACGAACCTCCCCAGACTATTTAGCTATTGATATACTCGGGCTTCATATCGCACAGCGTTACAGCGAACTGATCATGCAGTTCGTCGCCGAGGTGACGCTTTGCTGCAGCTAGTGATTTTTCCAGCGCTGCAAACTTCTCCACCGCGTCGGGTTCGTCAGGCTGGGGTAGGGAATTAATCTCCGCCTCAATCTGGTTTTTTGCATTAACCTGGTAATAGCGCTTCACCGCTTTGTTTTTCAGTTCGGTGAATAACGCAGTGCCGAGAACTGATTTTTTAGTTTCAATGTCAGCGCGAATGGCCGTAGCCCTATCAACGTCATCAGCCTTTGCTATCTGATCGCGGAAATCATCTGCCAGCGCGTCGATATTGCTGGTGGACTCCTGCGCAGTGGCTGCGGTTTCCGGCGCGTCAGTGGGTAGGTCGCTGAGGTTGACACGCTGCGGTACCGGGTTGATTTCCTTCTCTGTGCGATGCTCTATTTCATCAGGGCTATACACCCCCATGATCACCTCTGGGCAATACAGGCGCGCCCAGTATTTAACGGCAAGATACGCTATCTGCTGCTTAGGTGCCGTCTTCCAGAGCGGGGAATTGCGCGTTGTAATATCAGCCAGATAAACCGGCTCACCCCATGTGATTTCTTGCTCACCGCGTAAAATAGCGCCGACACGGATAAACAATCCTGACTCATCGCGCCCGTCCTTTTTACCGACGATCTTTTCCCAATCCCCACCATACTCGTACTTGAATCGGCCACGTACTGCGCTGGAACTGGTAACAACTGCGTTAACCAACTGAGCCTCGTAGCCCAGCTGACCGTTTACTAAATGCGTTTTTTGCCCCACAACATACGGGTCCATGCCCCAACGTGCAGCTTGCATGACGATTGCCAGACAGTCAGACGATTTTCCTTGCAGGTGCTTGGGAACTGTCGCGACGCCTTTTGACATGATGTCGGCGATATTCATTATCTGTTCCATGATGTCAGCTCTCATTAAGAGAACGCTATTGTTCATCACGTTAGGAGCTTGCTGTTCGGTTGTTACGATGCTTGTGTTTTCCATGATCTCCCCCTTATGCCATGCGCAGCGCTTCAAGGCGGCGCTGGTCAAAATCGTTCAGTTCGTCGGCGTAATCTTCAATTATTGGAGCTGGCCACACGCCAGTATCAAAACCCGTAGCAATAGCGCGCATAGCTTTTCGATACTCCAGCATGCCCAATTCCAGCAACTCTTCCGATGCTTCTACGATGGCGATCCAGTGGTAGTTCTCGTCTTTGTTGACGAAAATCCAGAAGAACTGGTCAAGTGCTGCTGTCTCGCAGTACATGGCTGCGCTCAGGTGGTAGTCACGGTCAATGATCTCCCGATGCAATTTGGCGCGAAGACCATCTTGCTTAACGTTCCACATGCTGATTGTTTTCAGATCGCAACCGATGCGCACACCGTCAAGGTCAATTTCCAGATCAGGGCGCACACGGACTTCCAGCCCAGTTTCGTCGTCAAATCCGAAATAACTCACTTCAACGGCGCGGCTCGGATGTGTCAGCAGCTTCCCAGCGGTCGGGTGATTCAGTAGCGCTTTCTGAATGGCTTGAGCTGTCGCCAACTGCCCGCGGGTGACCAGTATTTTGTCTTCTGGATTCTCGCGCCATGCATCGAGCAGTTCGTCAGCGAATACCGCATATGGATTAACCGATTTAACAGACTGAATCAGATCGGACTTGGTACCGGAAACTTTCAGTTGTGCTGGCTTCTGTACCTCCTGCGCGACCAGGTCGGGATTAATAACCGCCAGTTGCTCCAGCAGCGCGTCGCGGCTCCCGCTGGTTTTAACCTGCGGCGGCAGGGTGGCGTTGTACTCGTCCAGTAAGACTTTGATATCATCAGCAGAAAGCGGCGCTGGTAGGCTGGCGTTATGCTCATCGATAAACGCGCGGATCGTCGCTGTAGTGGTGAATGCACCTTTCGGGATCTCCGGTTCGATGCTGAATTCAGCCAGCAAATTTTCCGGTTGCAGCGCCAGCGCATGCACAAGGTTCCCCATATCCAGCACTTTTGAGTTCTCACGCGCGATAGTCTTGGCTACGTGGCGAGCGTTGAAGTACATCAGCGACACGCGAGCATCCTTAACTTGAGTGCTGCTGACGCCGTTCGCCGCGTGGTAATCGCTATTCGGCACGCCTTCGTAGCGACCAGGTTCAAAATATGGCGGCTCGTCCGTGGCTGCTGGCTCTACTGGTTCCGCAGCGGCAGCACCTTCGCCAATCCATTTATTTACAGTTGATTCGAGAGCTGCCTGCGCTTCTTCAATAGAGCCATCATCATTCGCTGGCGTCGATAACGCTGAATCAGCTTCGCTCGATTGGTTGCCAGCCGTTTCCATCTGCACATTGTCCACCCCATCATTTTCCGGTTTTTCTCCCTCATTTGAGGGGATTTCACTGCTGGATTGATTTACGTCATGTAGCGTCTTCGTTGCGGCTTGCTGGCGCGCGATATCAACGATGGATAGCGGCTGTGTTTGTTTGAGGGGCTGACTTTCATTCACCAAACCGTCAACAGAGAACATGCCTTTGCCCACGTTTTTGATTTCTGGCTGGGACTCGGTATTGGTTGGCCCTGATAGTGCCTCCTCTGCACCCGCCCAAACCTTTTCGACGTTTTCTGGTGTAGCAGGATCGGTAGGTGTGTGCCGAGCCAGCGCTAACAATTCTGGTGTCGGCGTCGTGTAATACTCAGCAGTCAATGTTGAATTAATATATCGCTGGAGACTGTCAGGGAAATGAGTGACATCTTGATTGGCTTTGCGAATTAGAGCGCCTATCCCTGCTTTAAATACGCTCAAAATACCCGACATTGATCGCAGCGCCAGGCTCCATGTTTTAAATGGCTGCTCTTTGTTTGCGACAATCTCTTTAGCTCGGCGATAAACAGGGCCGGGAATATTGTAGATATCGAAATCAAATGGTGTCGTGAACAGCGCAATTTCGATATCAAGAGTGTCCAGAGTGTGCGTGTATCCGCGATCAGTATTGCTACCATCACCAGCAATAGCGCCAGACTCAGTGCGCTGCACACCGGACTTTTTCGCCCACTTCGTTGTAACTTCTGAACGATACGGCCCTGAACGCTCGAGCGTAGAACCTTCGTTACGTGCGTTCAGCCATTCTTTCGAGAATGAAACGATGTCGCCAACGGATGGAGCTTTGCCGTCCGGTACCCATACTGATTTAATCGCATCAAGCAGGTTGAAAAGAGTCTCAGGAAAAACGTGTTGTTCCTGCAACAACTCTTTAGCGTTATTCAGCGCCAGCAGCAGGTTCTGAACATAGGTCGCGTCCATGTCGTGTTGCAGCGTAGAAATTTCGCCCTGCTGGCCAGTAAACAATTTAGTGAACGAGCCGAACAACCAGGCGCCCAGCACTTTCTGAACGAATGATGCTTGATCGATAGTGATTGTGCCGTCAGTTGCTGCGGTATCAGCTAATTGAGTCGATGCGGTTTGTGCAGAGAAAGACGCATGGTCATTATTAATGCTGATTGATGCTGATTCATACTTAGTAATTTGACGCCACGATTTACCATCATCATTCAGTTCATAGCGATCGCACCATGTGTCATTCAGAGTGCCTTCCTCAGGGAGATCGTCAACGACGAACCAGTCAGTACGAAGCGGCAAGTTATAATCACCACCGCGGCCGGTCGCGATCTCTTCGTCTTCAAGAATGTTCATGATTTCACGCTCTGCGCGTGAGTCGGATTTAGCAGAGAGCCAGCAGAAGAGGCTTTTCTTTTCTGATTTGGCTTTTGCTTTGATTAGAAACGCATACGTATTCATTGCGTTGGGACTCCTTGAGGTTGTAGAATCCCCTGAGCCATTGATTGCGCCCTGAGGGTAGTGGTCATTGGTCAAAACTCGATTCCGGTAAGCTTTGGTCGGCGAACCGGCGTACTAACCCGCCTCGGCGGGTTTTTGCGTTTCAAGCTGCGAGCAGCTTTTCCCTGGTGCCAGCAATCCGCTAGCTAATGGTTATTGGTCAAAACTCGATTACTTTGTTGCAGGCCGTTGGTCGTCAGCCCTGATAATTCCCTCAACTGGCCAGCATTCGCCGTTAACTCGCTGGTCGTACATGTCAGCGACACAATCCTGCTTCGTGTCGTAAACACCCAACACAGCTTCGTGACATTCGCCAGTCGTCGTGCAGATGACGAGAACCAGCGCGAATAGTGTTTCCATCAATTTCCTCTTCCTGTTGCCCTTGCCATGATGCGATTTGCTGCATCCCATTTTTTACTGCTGCGCTGCCGCAATGCTTTACCTGCTAGCCGCTGCGCTCTGCGTAACTGCTGCTGATTAATCATGCTTTCACCCATGAAACACGGCGACAATCGCGATTATCATTCCCGCCATAATCACCTTGCCGTTATCGCCCGGCTGGCGGAACGTTGTTGAAACCTGCTGCGCTATTACTTAAATCTCAGCAACTGCCGTCTGTTCTTACGCCTCGGCTGGCTACTTAGCCCTTCCGCATTACTGAGTAACTCGTGGTATTGCTCAGCGGGTTATGCGTTAGAGCGTTGCTGCGTTTCGATGGGGTGATTAAGCCATAGACTTAAAATCAAGTCAAGTCTTGGGCTTATTTTTGGTGTAAGTTTTTGGCTTACTCTCTTGGGGGTGAATCATGGTAGGGGTGATGCGGCGTGAATTTCAGGCAATAAAAAACCCCACCGAAGTGGGGTTCCCTGCCTCATCAAACGATTGGCGGTCATATGATAAAGCAATCAGCGTAGTACGCCGATCTTAGCGATTTTTAGCTTAAATGTACGGCGTTGCTTTTTCAAGCACTCATGTAAATATAACCAGTTTGAGTGGGGGTGTTAACGTGTGAGATAATGAAATTGCTAAGATGCAACATGTTCTTATGGCTATATAAATCTGTTTATGGTCAAACTCTTAAATGAGTGGTAATTGGTCAGAACTCGAACGCCTTAAACAGGTGGTGTCCGTTTCGTCTTTGGTTGGCCTTTTGGTCGGCGAGCGGACTTTTTGTGCTGGTTATGCATCAAACTCAGTTTTATAAATCCTATTCAGTAGGTTGGCACTTACTGGAGCCCAGTCTTAGGGCATGGTGCGCCGATCTTAGCGATAGGTACGTATCGCTGATAGGTAACTCAAGGGCTAGGCGTATGCGACCACGCCCACTCTTCGAAAGGGTGTGCAAACGAATGAGCAATCTGATTTCCGCTATTCTTGTGGTTTTCGAGTTCATTGTCGCATTACTGCGATTGATCGGATTATTTACACAGTAATCTGAAACGTAAAAAAGGCCGGAAAGGTTACCCCTTCCGGCCTTTAATATTTTTATTTGCTAATCCTTTGCTGGCTTATACCTGCCCCTGAGGTACTTCTCTACATACTCATCCAGTTCTTTAAGGCGGAGCTGGAATAGATCGATCATTCGTTCGCGTTCTGCCTCTGGCAGTTGGCGATAAAGATTGAGCATCTTCATTTCATCACTGCTCAGCCCTGTTGATTCCTCAACATCTTCGCCAAGTAACCAAGCAACAGAAACATCCGCAGCCTCAGCAATAGCAATTGCCGATTTTTTACTGATCACTCCTTTTTTAAACCATCCATTAACAGACTGTGGAGTGACACCCGCCCGCCTGGCCATCTCAGCCTTTGAGATACCACGTTGCGTTAGCTCGGTCAGTCGTTCGACAAGGGCACTTTCATCTTTTTCTTTCATTACAGAATGATAAACCTTTGGCTTATTAAAATAAATTAGCCTTTGGCTTGACTAATGTATAAGTCTTTGGCTTAATCTATTTCACATCCAAACTGGAGAAAAAGATGAACGGATTAACCAAAGCAATTGAGCGGGCTGGTACCGCATCAAACTTGGCTGCAAAGCTGGGTATTAAACCTATGTCGGTCAGCCGATGGAAAACTCGCTACAAAGGAGTAGTTCCAGCTGATCGCGTCCTCGCCATTTACAACGCAACCGGCGTAACACCTCACGAACTACGCCCCGATCTTTACCCAAACCCAACAGACGGCTTACCAACGGAACGGAAATAACCATGCACACCCAAACTTATCAGGATGATAACTACGCCAAAACGGGATTGCTGAAATCCAGAAATCAATCTCGTCAGTCTGTATCTGCTCACGCTGCTGTTCGTGACGCTGTGGATGCGTGGCAAAAAACGTTGCCGGGAAGGGCGCAGGAGGCGATCGCGCAGCTGGTGGTCGATGAATGGCGCCGTCGTGGTGGGCGTGGTTTGCAGTTAGGCGACTCGGCACGAAACAACCGCCAGAACATTTTCCGCTGGCTGGATAACCCGTTTAACTCCAAACGCTACACGGGGTACATCGAGCAACTGACTCCGATTATCGCTGATGTGATGCCGATTGAGATTGCGCGCCGGTACGGGTTGAAAAAGGGAAAGACAAAAGCGGAGCTGGTGGCCACTGCGTCGCGCGAATGCTCAGAAGCAAAGCAGTCCGCGCTGCTAGGTGAACCACTGAGGGAACTTGAGCAAAAGATAAGGGAAGGGGTTATGTCGCTGATTCAGCTGGCGCCGCCTGACCGTTGGGCAGCAGTTCTGGACAGTACCGTGACGATGTTCAACGGGATTTTCTAATCGAGTTTTGACCAATGAACCACTTGGAGTTTATCGAAAAACATGTTCGTGAGGATTTGCTGAAAAAGGGCTACACACCCGGCATCGCTCGAGGGGGGGGGTAACCAAGGCGCTGGAGTATTACCGCCGCGTCTCTCAGGCAAGCAGTAAAGGCCGAATGATTGACGACTGTCTGCGAGAAGGTCGGTTGTGGGCTGAGAAGTACAGCACTAAGCAGCCGAAATCACGAACAACGAAGTAACGAGTTTTGACCAATAACTTACTAAGGAGCCCAGCGATGAAAGAGCGCGGGATAATTTTTAACGGCGACATGGTTCGGGCAATTATTGACGGTCTCAAAACGCAGACGCGGCGGGTTATGAAGCCACAGCCTACTCCGTGCGATTACATAGATGAGCACGGAAACCCTCGCGGCGGCCATCAGTGGCCCAGCAATATTTTTCGGACAATGCTCCATGTCGAAAGGGAGCTACAGAACGGCCAAGGGGGGTGGAAGGGGCTGGTAGGTGATGCATGTCCATATGGCGATGTTGGCGATCGAATCTGGGTGCGGGAGACATGGATGCCCGATGCACCTCGGGACGGTACCTGGCCAGATGTAGAGTTCTACGGATGCAAAGGTGCGCCACTCAGCATGATTCCCGACCGCTTCCGCCGACCAGAGCATTGTATTCATCGTGCGTCATGGACAGGCAGCGAGATGGTTGGTTGGACGCCATCAATCCACATGCCGCGATGGGCCAGCAGAATTCTGCTGGAAATCACAGATGTGCGCGTGGAGCGCCTGAACGATATCAGTGAAGAGGATTGCTGGGCAGAAGGCATTGATGCGGTTGATGGTTGCTTTGAGAACGCCGAGATCATTGATATGGCGAGAAAGATAGGGTGTTGCATTGATGATGCGAAACCTATGTTTTCGTTGCTGTGGCAATCCATCTACGGGGCTGAAAGTTGGAGTGAAAACCCATGGGTATGGGCTGTCAGCTTTAAGCGTATCGAGGGGGAATAATGGCCCGTATACGCACAATAAAACCGGAATTCTGGACGGATGAAGACATGGCCGAGGCGTCCGAATGTGCGTGCTTGCTGGCGATTGGCTTGCTGAATTATGCAGACGATGAAGGCTATTTCAATGCCAACCCGAAGCTAATTAAAGCGGCTGTTTTTCCGCTACGTGAACCATCCATTCCTATTACCGTAATGCTACAGGAGCTTTCCAACCATGGATATCTATCCATGTTTTCCACCCCGGATGACAAGAGTTTTGGGCTAATCAGAAACTTTAAAAAACATCAGGTCGTTAACAAGGGAAAAGAAAGCAAAATCAAAGAGATGGAGTTGATACCGTATAAGTACGGTACATCTACTGTATCAGTACCTGTAGGAATGGATCAGGGATCAGGGAATGGAAAGGAAGAAACCCCACACATACCGCGCGAGGAAAATTTACCTCCAGTTGAAAACAACGGACTGCCGGAATACATACCAGGCATCGATGAACCGATCGGTAAATTCCCGATGTTTTCCGGCTGGAGACCGTCGTTAGATTTTCGACAACGGGCTGCGCTGGCGGGGGTGGTTTTGACAGAGGACTACCAGCCAACTGAGTTAGCGGGTTTTGTCATGTACTGGCAACCGGAGGGTAAAGCGTTCCACCAGCTTCAATGGGATCAGAAATTTGCTCGGCACATCCAGCAGGTGCGGAGCGGAGCAGGTAAACAAAAAACTGGAGGTAATCATGCAGAAAAATCAAACGCTGGCGAATCTCAAACCGTCAGGGAAATCCGCGCAGCCCGTGCAGCATGGGAGCGAGAGCAGCAGGGTGTGGACTCTGTGGGAAACCATGGGGGCAATATATTCGAATCGGTGGACGAGCAAGAACGGGCTGACGCCAACGAGTCTCTGGATGGCGCAAGTTGGCGCGTTGAGTGATCAAGATCTGGCGAAGATATGCAGCCTGTGCGCCGAACGCTGCGCCTCTGGGAATACGTGGCCGCCCGACCTTGCCGAGTTCATGTCGTTAGCTGCCGAATGCGGAGCTAACCCGTTTGGGCTCAACATCGCCGGCGTGATGGCGGAATACAAACGCTGGCGCAACGAGTCGTATCGCTATTCGAGCAGCACTGAATTCCCGTGGCGCCAGCCAGTGCTGTATCACATTTGCATCGAAATGCGTCGGGCGGGCGTTGAGAAACGCATGACTGCGGGAGAGTTGGAGCGGCTGGCAGAACGACTGCTGAACAAGTGGGTTAAGCACGTAGCACACGGAATGAGTATTCCACCCGTTCGCCGACAACTAGCAGCACCAAAGCATCCAGGTGGGCCAACACCTGCACAGCAAATGCACGAAGAATATCTGCGCCGCAAAGCGGCCGGACTGATTTAACCAACAATCGAGATTTGACCAATGAAAACTAAAATGCCCGTTTCGCAGCGCATGCTACGCCACATTCGCCGCCATGAGGGGATGACCCGACAGGAAATCGCTCGCGCACTCAACATCACATCGAAAGAAGCCGGTTCAACGCTAAATACGCTGAGAGAAAATCAGCGAATAGTGGCAGTTGGTATGCCAGGGAAATACACGTATTTCCTATTCCGTGAAACCCAACCCGCTTTCGGCGTTCATCCCGCGCAAGCTCGGTTCACTCAACTGCTGTCAGGAGTACGCGCATGAAACCTGAAATTTCTACAGCCGTAATGATTGAGCGCGTTCGTGAAATGGCGGCGGATAGCTCGGATAGTCAGGATCGCGTGTTATTTACTCAAGCTGCGAACCGCATCGAGCTGCTGCTAGCGGCTGAATCTGGCATGTCACGCGAAATGGCCTGCATTCGTCATGCGCTGGATATTCCGCCCGATCAATCCGTTCAGTCTGGCGTCGTTGACGCGTTCGTGCGTCTGAATGCGAAAATCCAAGACCTGAGCGGACAACTGAGCAAGCCTGGCAATGCCCGTTGGTGTCCGTCCGTTGATCCAATATCTGGAAGCAAGCTGTTTCTTTGGCTGGAACACCCGACACTTGGTTGTGTTCCGACGTATGGCGGCCCGTACGATAGTTTCACGCTAACTGAGCGGGATGAAAACGGCGATTTCTTCCGCCATCGTTATGACCATGACGAAGGGGCGTGGGTAGATGACGAAGCCGTTTATCTGGAAGAGCAGGAAGGGAGGCAGGGCCAGGCTTACACGGTGCCAGATGAACGTGCAGCCTATGAGGCGTTTATCGCTAAGCGTCTGGGTGACAGCATCGACACTCAACGCGCCAAGAATGGTGACCCAGAAAAACCGGATTACATGGCATGGGATATGACCGTGGGCTGGATTGCGTGGCAAGGCCGCGCCGCTATGCCCCAGCCGTCCAGTAATTCTACGGTGAGCAGCGCGCTGGTTGCTGAGAATTTGGCGCTGAAAGAAATCATCGATCGCGTTACTGACCTTGATAACGAACCTCAGTATCACGAGTCCGGCATGGGATGCGGACTGGAAGACCGAAATATCACTGACCGTTACGAAGCTATGCGGCACGGCTGGGATGCGGCAATGGAGCGAGTTTACGGCGAAGTCATCCCGTGCGCGGAAGAGTTAAGTTTTCCGGCTACCGAACAAGCGGCGCGGGAACTAATGGCGAAAGGGGTTGATCAGGCGGCATCAGGATTTCATGAAAAGGCGTTCGTGGCATTTGATAGCAGTAACTATCCTGGCCTCTATATCCGCGCTCAGTTGCAGTTATTAGCCCAGCAATTACGGGATGGTGACGCATGAGCAAAATAAAAACAATGGGTGCCAGCTCAATAACTGGAACCGTATATTACGGAACGTTGAATGCTAGTAAAAAAATGTGGGTTGGTCCGAAAATAGATGTCACTGACATGGCATATCGCGCTGTAGCTGAAAGCCTCATGTATAAAAAACAAGACATCATTTTCACGCTGAATGATGGGCGAGAGTTGGTGTTGAGCGCAAGCGTCCGTGATGCATCCGCAAAGCCAGAGCAGAAGGACGGTGACGCATGACTGACGCCACGATTTTAGATATGTGCTGTGGTAGCCGCATGTTCTGGCATGACAAAAGCGATCCGCGCGCGGTGTTTATGGATAACCGGAACGAACAGCACACGCTGTGCGATGGCCGCAGCCTGGTTATTTCGCCGGACATCATCGCCGATTTCCGCCAGCTCCCGTTCGCTGGCGAGTCTTTCCCTGTCGTTGTATTCGATCCCCCGCATCTGGAGCGTGCGGGGCCAGAGGGCTGGATGCGGAAAAAATACGGCGTGCTTAATCCGCAAACGTGGCGTGATGATTTGTGTGCTGGATTTAGCGAGGCGTTTCGCGTTCTTCGACCTGCTGGCGTGCTGATCTTCAAATGGAACGAAACGCAGATACCTGTCAGTGAAATATTACTTCTAACCGAAGAAAAGCCAATTATCACCCAGCGAACAGGGAAAGGGGATAAAACTCACTGGATGATTTTTATCAAATCTGGACGGATTCAGGATAATCCAGAGTCTCTTTTGAATTACGCCACCAGCCGGATAATCGAATTGGAAGCGATGCTGCTGGTGGATGCCCCTGAAACTGTGTGGCCAGCAGAAGTGGAAATGGTCTATTCACAGATTGAAAGCGCCGGAGGGTTACCGGCGCACCACCAGCGCCGCTTACACCATCACATCAACCGCATGTGGCTGGAAAAAATTCCGGTACCGGAAATCATCAAAGCTGCCCGTTCGCTTGCAAATGCCATGGAGAATTACGCGTGAGAGAAATCATTGTTGATAATTTTGCTGGCGGCGGCGGTGCGTCTACTGGGATTGAAATGGCGATCGGTCGCAGTGTTGATATTGCGATTAATCACGATCCTAACGCAATTGCGATGCACACGACGAATCATCCTGACACGTTGCACTATTGCGAATCGGTGTTTGATATCGACCCAGTGACGGCGACTGCTGGCCGTCCTGTTGGGCTTGCGTGGTTTTCGCCCGACTGTCGGCATTTTTCAAAAGCCAAGGGCTCTAAGCCGGTAAAAAAAGAAATTCGCGGTTTGGCGTGGATAGTATTGCGCTGGGCGCTGGCAGTTCGCCCACGCGTGATGATGCTGGAAAACGTGGAGGAGTTCAAAACGTGGGGACCACTGCTGACTAACGGCGATGGCACTCAGCAGCCCGATCCTGCGCGTGCGGGAGAAACGTTTGAAGCGTTTTGTGGAATGTTATCTGGTGGCGTACCTGCTGATCACCCTGCGTTAGCCGAAGCATGCGAATTTCTGGAGATTGAACCAGGCAGCGAACATGGCAAACAACTTATTCGCGGGCTGGGGTACAGCGTCGATTATCGCGAATTACGTGCCTGCGACTACGGCGCACCGACCATCAGAAAGCGTTTTTTCATGGTGATGCGTTGCGATGGCCAGCAAGTTACATGGCCGGAGGCTACGCACGGTGACCCGAAATCACCAGCGGTTCAGGCTGGCAAACTGAAACCATGGCGCACGGCGGCGGAATGTATCGATTGGTCAATCCCGTGCCCATCGATTTTCGAGCGTAAAAAGCCTTTGGCCGAAAATACGCTGCGACGCATTGCGCGGGGTTTAGAGCGGTTCGTTATCAATAATCCGCAGCCGTTTATCGTGAAATGCAACCACACATCAACGAAAACCCGCTATGACTGCTTCCGTGGTCAGTCGCTCAATGAGCCATTGCAGACGATCACCCGCACGCATGGTTTTGCTGTTGTAACTCCGCACCTGACAAAATTCCGTACCGGAGCTGTCGGGCAGGAGGTTACGGAACCCATGCCGACAATCACAGCCGGTTCATCGATTCGTCCAGGTGGCAATGGTCATGCATTAGGAATGGTAGAGGCGATGTTAGAGCCATTCATCATCGGCGCTGGTGGCCCGAAGTATTCTGCAAAGCCAAAATCGGTAGAACAGCCGATGAATACGCTGTGCAATACGAATCACTCTGCGCTGATAACGCCGTACATTGCACGAATTGGGCAGACGGGATTTGGTGGTAACCGGATGGCCTACGATGCAAAAGATCCACTGACGACTGTCGTAGGTAAAGCAGAACACCTGCTGGTGGCTCCGGTTGTTGCGCGTCAGTTCGGTAACAGTGTAGGTCACGGCACAGACGAGCCAAGCGGCACAATAACCGCTGGTGGAGGTGGCAAAAGCCAGCTTGTGTCGGCATTTCTGGCTAAACACTTCGGCGGCAATTACACGGGGCCGGGCGCAAATCTGGATGAACCGGCGCACACGGTAACGACAGTTGATCACCACGCGCTCGTAACCTCGAATCTTATCAAGATGCGTGGCACGAACACAGGCCAGCGCACTGATGCACCCCTGCAAACCGTTACCGCAGGCGGCAACCATTTCGGCGAGGTGCGAGCTTTCTTGTTGAAGTATTACGGTAATGAGAAAGAAGGCGTCAGCCTGAATGATCCGTTGCACACGGTCACGACGAATGACCGTTTCGGATTAGTGACGGTTGAAGGCGTAGATTATCAGATCGTTGATATTGGGATGCGCATGCTGCAACCACATGAGCTATACGCAGCGCAGGGCTTCCCTGATTGGTACATCATCGATCAGGATTTTAGGGGCGTGAAATACGCAAAAGATAAACAGGTGGCGCGCTGTGGTAACGCCGTTCCCCCTCCGTTTGCCGAGGCACTGGTCAGGGCTAATCTTCCTGATATGTGCGTTAAAAAACAACAGGCTGCATAAATTACAGGGCTCTTAGGAGCCTTTTTTGTTGCAAATGGAAATATTTTATATAGTATCTTTACTGTATGGATGTACAGTAATTTTAAGGTGAAACCGTGGCAGCAAAATTACCGGCCGCAGGCTACGCAGTTGTCCGTTGTAGCGACGATGTTGTCGTTGCAACATTTCATGATTTTCCAGAATTTGACCGTGCATTGACGTACCGGCAGGGCGACACAATCTCATTTATGCCACTCAAACCTAACGAAATTGTCGGAACCCCAACGCTCTTCACACAAATGTTAGAACGTGCCGGATATCGAGTAAGCCAAGTTTAAAATAACTATATATAATTCCCACTGATGGCCTGAACAACCATCAACTGCTGCGCCAACGGAGAGAACCAATGGCGCAAAAAAACGTATCAAATCCCCAGTCACTGACGTTTAACGACGCCAGCGACTTTCTGTATTCAGCGGTCACCTTGCGAGGTGCCGCATGAAACAGCAATTCCATCTGGCAAATGATGCCGTCAAGCAAAACGCTATTAATTTTATTCGGCAGTTACCCGTTAACGAAAAGCTCCCCCTCGTCGTGGATATCAAGGAGCCCAGCCGCACGAAGGCCCAGAACAATAAAATGTGGCCACTTTTAGAAGACCTTTCCGAGCAAGTTGTCTGGTTCGGTAGCAAATACGATAAGGAGGATTGGAAAGATCTGATCACTGCAATGATTGCCAAATCCAAGAAGCAAGAACAGCGCATGGCTCCCGGCCTAGATGGCGGCATTGTGATGTTCGGTCAGCGCACCAGCAAAATGAACATCCCGCAGATGGTGGAAGTTATTGAAGCCATTTATTGGTTTGGTACTCAGCAGCACGTTAATTTCAGTGAAAAATCCAAGCTGGAAATAGAGTGGGCTAAACGTTGGGGTGATCGGAATGGCTAAATTACCCCGCCGTAAATGTGCACACGTGCAATGCCGTGAGTGGTTCCATCCGTCACGCAATGGTCAGATCGTGTGTTCGTATGAATGCGCGGCTGCTCACGGAAAAATTCAAGCGGATAAAGCTCGTCAACGCACCCAGCAGCAGGCGGAGCGGAAGCGCAAGGAAGAAGCTAAAGAGGGGCGCAAACAGCTTAAAGCCCGAAAGCTGGCTCTGAAAACGCGTAACGACTGGAAACGCGAGGCTCAAAACGCTTTTAACCGCTACGTTCGTCTACGTGATGAAGGAAAGCCCTGCATCAGTTGTGGTTCAGCTCCGGCGCAAAAACTCGGCGGAACGATGGATTGCGGTCATTACCTGACTCGTGGCGCGCGCCCGTGGTTGGCATTCAACCTGCACAATACGGCTTGCCAGTGCGTTCGCTGTAATCGCGACCGCGCAGGAGCACAAAAGGAATTTGAGGATGGACTGGTTGAGCGCATTGGGTTGGAAAAAGTCGAAGCATTGAACTGCGATAACACCCCTCGAAAATTCACCATCGAATATTTCCAGCGCATTAAATCCATTTTTACCCGTAAAGCCAGAGCGCTGCAAAATCGCCGCTCTCACCACCAGGAGATCGCCGCATGAAATGCAAAGTAGAAGGCTGTGAACGTGAATGCACGCATTACCCAAGAAAAGGCATTTGCCAGATGCATTACTTTCGCATGATGCGATATGGAACCTATGAGCTCACCAGATCTGGAAAAAGGAAAGATAGATCGCATAACGCGAAAGGATATCAAATGCTTCACTTGCCAAATCATCCCTTGGCAATGGCGAACGGAACGGTTTATGAGCATAGGAAGGTTGTTTATGACAAATACGGAGATGACCTCCCTCCGTGTGAAAAATGCGGAAAGCACATTGATTGGAAAACAGCTCACATCGACCATAAGGATGAGGTTGTTGATAACAACAAGCCAGAAAATCTAAGAGTTCTTTGTCGGGCGTGTAATGTCATGAGAGCAAGGGTTTACATTCCCGAACATACAAAGAAGGGGCGATCTGCAATTACTTATGAAGGTGTTACTAAAACTGCGAGCGAGTGGGCTAGAGATCCGCGCGTAAATGTCTCTGCCTGCACTATACAGGTTCGGATAAAGCGGGGGATGAGCATTGAAGATGCTCTGTTTTCACCAAAGACTACGCACAGGCATACAAAAGCTAAATTCATAAACCCTGCCTACGGCGAATATAGAGGCCCTAAAAAGCAGGAGGCGGCATGAATGATCAATACTTGCAGTACGTTCGTGAAGAAATCATGCGAGCCACCATTGATTCTAGTGGCAGAACAAAAGGGCAGTTAACAGCGCTGGTGGAGCAACTTCAATTCACGAACGATCGTTACCCGCGAAAGCGTCAATTCATCGTTGATAGCGCCACAGGCCAGAGAGTGCGATTAATGAATCCTCCCGTATCAGGGCGGCAGAGTCTCGCAAAAGGAGAGGCGATACCTCTCATTATTCCTGATGAGTTTCTAACCGCGTCATGGCGTCGTGCTATCGGCGTTATTGATGAATGTGGCTGCGCGTGGATTAAGTGGAATTATGCCGGCGACACAGACTTTAAGTTGCAAACCGCTATCGTTCAGCATGGCTGGCAGGTATTTAGCGAATCATTGAAAGGTAAGCGCGTAGCAGGGAAGACGATGGAAAAACTACGTGCGTTGATTTGGCTCGCTGCTCAGGACGTGAGAGCGGGACTGGCAGGGCGTGATATTCTTGAGCAGTGCAAACTCGCCGAACTGGCTGGCGTGGAGGATAGCAACTGGTGTAAAAATTACAGCCCGTATTGGCGTGGAATGCGTGATGCTTTTTTATCTCTGGATCGGGACTCACTACTGGCAACCGCAAAGGCTCGCTCTCAACAAAAATCAGCTTGCTCCCATTCAGCTATTGCAAAAGTCAACTGATTAGGCCATATTTGTCACTAATTTGATATGCTGCCAAAGATGTAACTGGCGGCAATGAAATGCATAACCCGCCATCAGTGCGGGTTTTTAAAAACAAAGAGCGTAAGACGTGCTCTCAACCCGTAATCAGGAGTGAGCATGACTATTGCCCATCAATCAAAATCACCGTTTTTCGTAAAATTCCTCGTGCATGAACTTGGCGAGATATGCCATCACATTTCATCAGCGAGAGTCCTGCCTCCCGCTAATTCAGGTGGTGGCGCTTTCGTCGAGATAGACGACGGGGATTTTTTGGTTTATTGGCCTCAGTCACTTGTTGAAAAACTTTCAGATAACGCGTCAGTAGCCGCAAAATCAGCGGGAATTTGGATGCCGTATCGGATGAGAGAAAAACTTCAGATAGTCTAATCAAAGAAAAACCAATCAAGGTCGCCATGTGCGGCCTTTTTTATTTCCTGTAAATCACACACAGCGCCCCGTACAGCGGAGGTGGAGTCATGATCCGTATGGACAAAGTTACCACTGGTATTTCATACGGGGCTTCCGGTGCCAGTTCTGGATATTGGATGCTCCAGTTACTCGATACAGTTTCCCCCACTCAATGGGCGGCAATCGGCGTTCTCGGTAGCCTCGTTTTCGGTCTGCTGACGTTTCTCGTCAATCTGCATTTCAAAATCAAAGAGGATCGTCGTAAAGCGGCGCGGGAGAGCTAATGAGCAAACGTAAAATTGCAGCCGGTGTTATTTGTTCCGTCAGCGTCATTATCGGGATGGTGCTTGATAAGGGGCAACTGAGAACGAATAAAGCGGGACTGGAACTGATTGGTAATGCTGAGTCGTGTCGTCGTGAACCGTATGTTTGTCCCGCTGGTGTACTAACTGACGGCATCGGCAATACGCACGGTGTTGTGAGTGGAACGCGAAAAACCGACGAGCAGATCGCCGCCGACTGGGAGAAAAACATCTTGGTCGCTGAGCGTTGCATTAATCGTGAATTCCGTGGGCGTGATATGTCAGATAACACGTTTTCTGCAATGGTGTCCGGTGCGTTCCGGCTGGGCTGCACAGGGCTGAAAACCTATTACAGCAGAGCAAGCGGCCAGCGTGTGCAAACGTCAATTCACAAATGGGCGCAGGCTGGTAGTTGGGCGAACATGTGTAACCACCTGCCGGACTTTGTTAACGGCGGCGGTCAGCGTTTGCCGGGGCTCGTCATTCGTGCCGAAAAAGAGAAAGCGCTATGTCTATCCGGCGTTCAGTAATCATTGCTGCGGTATCGCTGGTGGCTGGATTCGTTACTGGTCTGTACGTTCAGGGACTGCGCTGGGATGCTGATGCTGCTGAACGCGACAGCGCTGTATCTGCTGCAAACGAACAGCGTGCGGAAGTTATAACGGCAAACGTCATCACATCTATGCGCATCATCAACACAATCACGCGAGCGAATGCAGATGCAAAACAGCAGATACAGAATGAATCTGAGACGCGCATTGTTCATATACGTCAATCGTTATCTGGTGAGAGATGTGCTGCTAATCCTGTTCCTGCTGACGTGGTTAACCGGCTGCGTGAACACGCGGACAGAATACGTAACGGCTCCAGTAGTTTCGCTCCCCGCTGAATTGCTGATTGACTGTATCGTGCCGGAAATTCCTTATCAGATGACATACGGCGATAGCGTTGAACTGAATGAACGGCTGCTGACGGTTATAGCGCAGTGCAATGCTGACAAGCGAGCGATTAGAGAGATTGAAGGGTTACGTAACAACTGATCGGGTTGTGGTAATGTGTAAGTGCTTGCGTCAAAATGGTAATAATTATCACTATTTGTATAATTAAGTTATTAGTCAACACTTGAAAGATTAACTATTGCCCCCCAAATAACTAACGCGCTGTCGCATGTAAAACTTCAAGGAAAAATCATGACTTATATAGTGTATCTGAAAAACTCGGAAGACGGTTTTTTTCACTATTGATGCTGACTCAGCACAAGAAGAAGGTGTGCAGGTTGTGTTTTATAAAAATGGAGAAGTGGTTGCGCGGATAGATGTTGATGATATCCGTAGCTATCTTCCTAATAATTAAAGTAAAAAATGTAAACAATAGATTTGTTTCCGTTACAAAGGCTCACTTCGGTGGGTCTTTTTTATTGCCATCACACCATTCATTCCTGAGTGAGTGAATAGCGTAATGGTTTTATAAAATGCTAATAACTCCGATGGTACCGCATAGTAAGCAGCATATCGTATAGGTTTACGTGGGTGAGGGTATCCGGTACCACGGGGTTTATAGTTTCCAGCATAGAGGAATATTCTGTTATGGCATCGAAAAAAGCTCACGGCAGAGCAGCAGAAGCTTTTCGATGTGCTGACTCCGCTACAAAAAAGATTCGTCACACTCCTGCTGAAAGGCAAAAGCCAGGTTGATGCATATAGAAAGGCGGGGGGGAAAGCCAAAGGAGATTCAGCCCACTCCAAAGCCACGCAAATAGTAAGAAATAGTAAGGTTGAATCCTTTCTGGCGTCAGTTCAGTACGAGGCGGTTAGTTCTGCCATCATGACGTATGAAGAAGCGATGGAGCGACTCACCGCTATGGGGCGAACCTCTATTGCTGACCTGGCAACGTTTGGCACTCACGTAGTCGGTGAAGATGATGACGGCAATCCTATCAGCCAGTCGGTATGGTCATTCAAGAACGCCAGCGAATTAAAGCCGGAACAGATGGCCGCCATCTCCGAATTAACCGCAGGGAAGGACGGGCTGAAAATAAAAACTCCACGACCCGAAAGCCGCCATCAAGCAACTGGCAGAAATGCGCGGGTGGGAAGCACCGAAGAAAACCGAAGTGACAGCAACGGTTAAATCCGAAAACGTCAACATGACGCCTGACGAGGCAGCGGAAGCCTACAAGAAGCTGATGGGGTAAAACTGCAAAAACAGCCACTTCGTGCAGCAAAAAGGCTATGCATTTTCAGCCCTATTTTATGCATGATTTATTCACCGCTTTTTGACCAACTTCTGCGAGAAAACATAGAGAAATAAGCGCGTCACGCGGTTTGCGTGGTGAGTGCTGTTTCGGTGGTGCGCAAAATCCACAATATGTTAAATAGCCCCAAATCTCACACATTTTTCAGAGTAGCGACTCATGCCTATTCCGTTCCCGTTCGACTTCAAAAAACCGGACTACACGCAGGTTTTCGAGTGGCGAATGGAGCGGTTACAGCGCATTCGCCAGCACCCTGAGCAACTTCCGGCACTGCGGCAATTTTACAAAGATAATCCGGCACAGTTCATTATCGATTGGGGGATGACTACTGACCCCCGAAACATCGATTACGGGCTACCCGTTACTATTCCGTTTCTGCTGTTCCCCAAACAGGAGGAATGGATTCACTGGATCATGACCCGCAGACAGAACCTTGAAAACGGCCTCACAGAAAAAAGCCGTGAGATGGGGTTGAGCTGGACGGCGATCGGCATGGCGTGCTCACTCTGTCTGTTTAACAAAGATATGGTGATCGGTTTCGGTTCCCGTAAAGAGGAATACGTTGATAGTACCGGCGACCCTAAAGCCCTTTTCTGGAAAGCACGTAAATTCGTTGAAACGCTCCCGGTTGAGTTTCGCGGAAGATGGGATGAGAAAAAACACGCGCCCTACATGCGCGTCGAGTTCCCAGAGACTGGCGCAGTGTTGAAAGGTGAGGCGGGCGACAACATTGGACGTGGTGACCGTACCACGCTTTATTTCGTTGACGAGGCAGCATTCCTGCAACGTCCGTTACTTATTGACGCAGCACTTTCACAAACCACTCGTTGCCGTATCGATCTCTCATCGGTGAACGGCATGAATAACCCGTTCGCTCAAAAGCGGCATAGCGGAAAAATTCCGGTCTTTACCTTCCACTGGCGCAGCGACCCGCGCAAAGATGATGAGTGGTACAAGAAAGAATGCGAGAAAATTGATAACCCAGTCATCGTTGCCCAGGAATTGGATCTGAATTATCAGGCATCAGCGGAAGGCATTCTTATTCCGTCCGAGTGGGTGCAGGCTGCGGTCGACGCCCATATAAAACTGGGTATTCAGCCCTGCGGCCAGCGCCTCGGCTCGATGGACGTTGCGGACGAAGGCAAAGATAAAAATGGATTCTCGGCGCGTTATGGTTTCCTGTTGCAGGACGTCAAAGAATGGTCGGGTGAAGGTAGTGACATTTACGCTTCAGTTGTGAAGGTTTTTGGCTACTGTGATGACTTCGGGCTTGATGAATTTCGCTTCGATGAAGATGGACTAGGGGCGGGGGCGCGTGGCGATGCCAGGGTGATTAACGAGCTTCGTCAGGCCGAACGGTTGGGCTACATCACGGCGACGCCATTCCGAGGCAGTGGTTCAGTCTTTGACCCAGATGATGAAGCGGTACCAGGTGATAACGGTAAGCCAGCCCGGCTGAATAAAGATTTCTTCGCGAATGCAAAGGCGCAGAGCTGGTGGCACCTTCGTAAACTCTTCCGAAATACCTTCAGGGCGATTCAGGGCATGGATTATGACCCTGACGAGATAATTTCCATTAGCAGCACTATAGAAAACAAGGACCGCCTTCTGATGGAACTGTCGCAGCCTACCTGGTCAAAAAACGCAGTCGGTAAAATCCTTGTGGATAAGCAACCTGAAGGCACGAAGTCACCTAACTTGGCCGACTCAGTGATGATCAACTACGCACCAATGAATACGGCTATGGATATCTGGGCGAAACTCGGAGCATAAACGCTATGGCGAAAAAAAACAGGACGAGTCGCCACGGCGGATTCGTATGACAACTTCATTGCCCGCGTAGGCATGCAGCAGCCTAACCAGCACGCCGCATCCACCTATCGGGCAAACTATACCAGCCGCAACCGTCTGCTGATTGAATACGCATACCGTTCTTCCTGGATTATCGGCGCTGCTGTCGATTCAAAAGCAGACGACATGACGAAAAAGGGCGTACGCATCACCAGCGAGATCGACCCGAAACGGCGGGGTATTCTCGAATCACGCTTTGATGAGCTTCAGTTATGGGATTGCATTAACGAGACGTTGAAATGGTCCCGGCTGTACGGTGGTGCTGTTGCGTTGATCCTTATTGACGGTCAGGCACCATTAACCCCGCTGATACTAGATAAGGTTGGCAAAGGTAGCTTTAAAGGGCTGGCTGTTCTTGACCGCTGGATGATAAACCCACAGCTCAACAGGCGCATTAAGGCGCTAGGGCCAAACCTCGGCAAGCCTGAGGTCTACGACATCGTGACAACAGCGCAGGGACTTCCTGCCTGGACGGTTCACCACAGCCGCCTGATTCGCATGGACGGTGTGAAGCTGCCGTATCAGCAGAAAATCACCGAAAACGAGTGGGGTATGTCGATTGTCGAACGTATTTTCGACCGACTGACCTCCTATGACAGCACCAGCGTTGGCGCTGCCCAGTTGGCCTATAAGGCGCACCTGCGTACCGCGAAAATTAAAAAGCTGCGCGAGATTATCGCCATGGGCGGCAAGCCCTTTGAGGCGCTGCTCAAAAATATGGACATGGTGCGCCAGTTCCAGACGAATGAGGGTATGTCCCTGTTTGATGCGGAGGACACTTTCGAAACTCATTCGTATTCTTTTGCTGGCTTATCCGATCTGTTGAGCGAGTTTAAAGAGGATATTGCGGGGGCTGTTGGTATTCCTTTGGTTCGCCTGTTCCGTCAGTCACCGAAGGGGTTTTCAACTGGCGATGCTGACCTGGCAAATTACTACGATGATGTCGGAACGCTACAGGAGCGAGATTTACGCCCCCATATCCGCCTGCTATTCGATGTGCTGCACCGATCAGAGTTTGGCGAGCCTTTGCCGGAAGACTTCACGTTTGAGTTTAATCCCCTGTGGCAGATGTCCGATGTGGACCGCTCTACGGTAGCAACCAACACCACTACCGCGTTGGCTACCGCTGTTCGGGATTTAGGCATGTCTCCTGCTGCTGCCCTGACGGACTTACGAGAGCTTGCGGATGTTACTGGTGTCGGCGCTTCAATAACGGACGGGGATATACAGAATGCGGCGAAAGAGTGGGCGGAGTTTGAACTTGAAGCCGGGCCTCCGCCGGAAATCCGAGAGTCAGTACCTCAAAAGCCTACAGGCGATAGCGCAGCAAGTCGGGGCGGTCGTAGCTGGTTCGTACGATGGTTCTCAGGCTAGCGCTGACTCGATAACTAACACGCTGGTGGATTATTCGGACGTGATCGGCGATTGGGCTGAAATGGTCGGTAAAAAGATGTTCGCGCAGGTGGAGGAAGAAGAGTGGAACCAGTGGCGATCAGTGTCACAAGAAATCGCTGCTGGCCTGCGTGATATCGTCGGAAATACGCCTGTTGGTTACGTTGCACAGGATATTGTGGCCCGCCAAGTCCAGTACATGAAGTCGTTACCGCTGGAGGCCGCAAGCCGTGTATCTGAGATCCAGCAGCGGGCTATGCAGGCAGTTATCAACGGTGAGCGTCCGGATCAACTTTACGAAATGATAATGCAATCGGGTGATGTGGCTGCCAGCAGAGCGAAAATGATTGCTCGTACGGAGATAGGGCGAGCTACCGGCGCACTGACGCAGGCGCGAGCGCTGGCCGTTGGTTCCGAGGGGTATTGGTGGCGCATTGAGGGCGCTGGAACGCGCCCATCACACAGAAAGATGAAGGATGTGTTTGTGCGATGGGATAACCCGCCAACGCTTGACGGTATGACCGGGCATGCTGGCTGCCTACCTAACTGCAAATGCTGGCCTGAAGTACAGATTCCAGCCCCGAGAGGTTAATCTAAATAGCACTTTTTGCCAAATAAATAGGTTAAAAAACAATCAAATGCCATTTTTTGGCCTCTGTGGGTTGATAAATAGGAGTGAGCGAAAACGCTCGTATTCAACCTAAGGGGGCCAATTATGGCACTAACAAATGAACGCCTTATTGATAGCTTAAGGCACAACCGTAAATTGCTTGATGAGATTTATCAGTCAGGTAAATCTCAGTATTACAACACCGACATTATTCATGATGCCATCGACTCAATTCTTGATGAGCTAAGGCGACGTAGATTCCCTGTCTAAGAGAGGCCCGCTTATGCGGGCCTTTCCTTTTCCCGCAATCCAACAGGTAACCCATGAAATATTTCTTTAAAACCCGCCTGGGTAACACCCGTTACCAGCTCGCTGATGGCTCGGTGCTGTTCAAAGATGTGCCGATAGGGCGGACTGGTGAGCAGGTCTATGGTGCCGAAGAATTGCCAGACATCGAGCCTGACAGTCAGGGGTTGATAGTCGTTCGTCGGACGCCGGAAGAGGTATTCAGCGAACAGACCATTGCATCCTTTGAAGGAATGGCCATTACCATCGGACATCCGAAAGACTTCAGCGGAAACATTATTTTCGTAACACCGAAGAATTGGCGGCAACTGGCAAATGGACACATTCAGAACGTCAGACGCGGTAAGGGTGATAAATCCGATCTGCTGGTGGCGGACGTTATAGCAAAAACACCAGAAGCCGTTGACGCGGTTGAAAACGGTGATGACGAGGTGAGCTGCGGTTATGACGCAGATTACCGTCAACTATCGCCAGGTGTCGCGGATCAGTACGCGATAACTGGCAATCATCTGGCTCTCGTCCCGAACGGGCGGGCCGGTTCACGCTGCGCACTTGGAGATAGCATGCCAAATAAAGCAAAAAATTGGTGGGAGCGCCTTGTTCGCGCTCGTAAAACCAATGACGCCGCCGAAATGGCGAACCTGATCGATAACCCGCCTGACAATATGACTGGTGATGATGATGTGTCATCCTCTGTCACTCCTGGTGGGGTAGTTATCAACTTGTCCCCGCAAAACCCCATGCCGGCCTCTACATTGCCGGGCACGGGCGATGCAGAGGAAGACATCCCCGCATGGGGTAAAGCGCTGATCGAAGCGGTCGCCAAACTTACACCGGCAGCGCCCGCAACTGGCGACGAGGATGAAGAGGAGAATAAAGAGGAAGAAGGCGCAGTTACCGGTGATGCCGCGTATCGTGCCGATCTGATTCAGCCAGGTATTCAGCTACCGGTTAAAGCAAAACCTACCGCGTTCAAGCGCTCCGTTCTGGCTGCTGCCGATCAGACAATGGTTCGCTCTATTGTGGGTGATGCTGATATCACCAAACTGAAAAAAGCCACTGTGGATATGGCGTTTAACGCTGTCTCTGAGCTGGCGAAAAATCGCAACACCGCAGCCAAAACCACTGACGGTTTCCGCTCTATCAACTCCAACACCACCAAAACCATCGCGGAGATTAACGCCGCCGCGAAGGAAATCTGGGCTAAACGCTAACGAGGCATTCAATGGACAACACTCTTCTTTACCGGATGCCTTCGGGCATCGCCGGTGCAATCTCTCGTCCGCAGGATCTGACGGTCGAACCTCAGACGCTGGACGGCACGAAGGCATTCGCCGCTTACGGCCTGGCCGGGAAGTTCTCCGCGGGTAAGTTTGTGCCGATTGAGGCAGCTGATACAGCCGCTGTTGTGGTGGGTATCTATGTTCGCCCGTACCCGACAGCATCCCAGCCAGACAAGGTGCGCCAGATTGGTACTGGTTTTAACTTCGCGGGTGACTGCATGCGGCGTGGTTACGTCACTGTTAACCTCGGCGCTGATGCCAGCTCTGTTGCTCTGGGCGGGGCTGTTTATATGCGCGTGGCTACTCCATCTGCATCTAGCCCTCTCGGTTCCTTCCTGGCTGCTGCTGACGGAACCAATACAGTGCAAATCACTAACGCTTACTTCAATGGCCCCGGCGATGCCAACGGCAACATTGAACTCGCCTTTAATATTTAAGGAAATCGCAAATGCCAATGACATTTGACCAGGCCACCATTGATAGCTCTGGTGCCTTTCTTGTTCATGAGCTGGAACGCCTCGACCAGAATCTGAACCTTCCGCTGACGTCCCAGACGTGGAGCCGCGATATTCAGTTACGCGAAGATGTGTCTATCGCTGACGAAATCAGCTCCTTCACCAACACCACCTTCGCTGCTGCGGGTACGCCTAACGCCAATGGTAAAAACTGGATCAGCCCACTGGCTACTGCGATTGCTGGTATCAACGTTGACATCGAGAAAAAGGGTTTCCCACTTGAATTATGGGGTATGGAACTTGGCTGGACCGTTATCGAGCTGAATGCTGCCGCACAGGTAGGGCGCCCTATCGATACCCAGAAATACGATGGCATGCAGTTGAAGTGGAATATGGACACCGACGAACAGGTCTACATCGGTGACTTGGCAAAAGGCGCTAAAGGTCTGCTGAACCTCATTCAGGTGACGCCGACCAACGCGACCAAAACGTGGGCAACCTCAACCGCCGACGAAATTCGCGCTAGCATCAACCAAGTGCTGAGCAATGCATGGTCTCGTTCTGCTTACTCAAAAGTGCCGGAAGATTTGCTGATCCCACCTGAGCAGTATTCGTTTCTGGCGAGCACCATTGTTTCCAGTGCTGGCAATCAGTCGCTGCTGACTTACCTGGAAACAAACACCATTGCTTACCACCAGAACGGAAAGCCGCTGAACATTCGCCCGGTTAAATGGATGAAGGGTCGCGGTGTGGGCGGTACTGATCGCATGGTGGCTTACACCAACGATAAGAAGTTTGTGCGCTTCCCTATGGTTCCGCTGCAGAACGTCCCGATCCAGTATCGCGGCCTGTATCAGCTGGTGACCTACTACGGCAAGCTGGGTGCGGTTGAGCCGGTTTACCCAGAAACCCTGAACTACATGGATGGCATTTAATCCATATACAGCCCCTTCTCAGGGGCTTTTTTCTAAGGAATTCCGATGAAGAAAATCTATGTACTGGTCGCGTTCAACTTCAACGACGGTGAGAAAATTACTCCCTTCGCTGCAGGCTTTCACAGTGTGGATGATGCGGTAGCGGAACATTGGTTCGTCAAAGCCCACTGCTCGCCTGATGGCGCCGCGCCGGAAATTGCTGTAAGCGACACTCGCATTGCGGAGCTGGAGGCCCTTCTGTCACAAAAAGATGCAGATTTGCAGGCGTCGGCGTTGACCGCTGCAGAAAAGGACACCCGCATTGCGGAGCTGGAGGCCGAAGCAAAAAATCTGACCGCGAAAGTCGATGAGCTTTCTAAGGCTGCTGGGAATGGCAAAAAATAATAGCCTGCCCACCGTCGCTCAGTTCCGTGAAACCTTCCCGCAATTCTCTAACGAAACTACTTACCCCAACGCATCCATCCAGATGCGTCTGACACTTGTCGACGCGCTCATGAGCGAAAGTCGTTTTGGCCCCGATGTTTTCCCTTATGTTGCGGGCCTGTTTGTTGCGCATTACATGGCACTAGCGGCGGTGGATAACCGCTCTGTCGCTACTGGCGGAGCGGGCGGGGTTAATACTGGGATTATGACGGCTAAATCTGTCGATAAGGTAAGCGCCAGCTATGACGCCAGCAACACGCTGAATCCTGATGCGGGTTTCTGGAACAACACGCGATACGGTTCCGAGTTCTGGGAATATCTGATGATTTTCGGCACGGGCGCTATTCAACTGGGTACGCCGTAATGAAAAGCGGCGTGAAGGTCACCTCTGACAATGCCGACTCAATTATTGATGCCCTGACACGCCTGTCCGGGATGGATGTGCTGGTGGGCATACCCGAGGGTAATGCGTCGCGTGATGACGGTCAGTTGAACAACGCCGAGATCGGTTATCTGCAATCAACTGGTGCAACGATTGAGATCGACGGTGCTGTCGTCACGTTACCGCCGCGCCCATTTCTGGATATCGGTATTGAAGATACACGTGAGCGCACCACGGCACACCTAAAAGCCGCCGCAGAACTGGCACTGGAGGGGAACGCCGCTGGCGCTGAGCGTGAACTCGAACGCGCTGGGATTATCGCCTCTGACGGCGCGAAAAAGGTGATCAGTGATGGTGACCGACTCGCGCCGCTTTCCGAGAAAACACTCAAAAAACGACGGGCTAACGGGTTGCTGGGTGAAAAGCCGCTATACGCACACGGCTACCTGTTGCGCTCTATCACCTATGTTGTGAGGAAATAATCATGCCGCTGCTCGATGTTTCCGAAATACTGCTCGATCCCGATTTTGCTGATTTCTCGCTGATTTGTCATCGGCAGGTGCAGACAGTGGACGATGACAACTTCCCAACCAACACACCGCAAGACATCCCATTTTCTGGCGTGGTAACAGTCGATCGCTCACTCGAAGCACGGCGCATGGCTGCCGGACAGAACATCAGGGGGGCAATTCTCATCGTGACGCAGTTCCGGCTGACACAGGGGCAACCGTCGTCAGGCACCACGCCGCGACTGGATGCCGATGTGGTGACCTATAACGGACGCCGATACCGCGTGACGTTTGTCGATCCGTATACGAGCTATGGCGCGGGATTTGTTCAGGCGCACTGCGAGTTAATGGATTTTGACGGAGGGATACCCGTTGAGCAATGACAGTACATCGCGTGGCTATCTGAGCCCTGTCGGGGATACACCTGCTTATGACGAAGAGCTTGAGCGGGAAATCAGTCGATGGATCCGTGGCGTGTCTGGCCTGCCTGTCGCGCAGGTTTTCCCGCGCTGGACTGACCCGCAGCCACAAATCCCGAAAAACGGCGTGACATGGTGCGGATTCGGTATCACCACCGTGCCGCAGCCGCTCAGCCAGTCAGACGTTCAGGTTTCGGAAGACCAGTCCGAACAATGGTCGTGGGAATCCGTGACGGTTATCTGTTGCTTCTATGGCCCTCTCGGTGCCAGCACGGCGGCCACGTTCCGCGCGGGTATCTTCGTTGAGCAGAACAACGCCGAACTAAACCTGACCGGGCTGTCGCTGGTGGAGGCGGGGACTCTCTATAACCTGCCTGAGCTCATTAACAACCAGTGGGTTCGTCGCTACGACATCACTGTCACGCTATCCCGTAAAAACACGCGCACGTACAACATCAAAACGCTGGTGGATGCGCCAGTATTCTTTGGAGATTAATTCATGGCACAGCAGGGCTTACCGTTGTCCAATGTTGTCAACGTTGATGTCATCATGTCGCCCACGGCGGCGACAGGCCGAAACTTTGGCTCGTTGCTGATTCTCGGCACATCAACCATTATTCCCGTCACCGAGCGCCTGCGGCTTTATTCCGGCGTTGAAGATATCGGCGATGATTTCGGTGTGGATTCGCCAGAATACGCCGCCGCCACGGTGTTCTTTTCACAATCCCCGAAACCGACACAGGTGTATATCGGGCGCTGGGCGAAAACGCTCGCAGCCGGAGAAACCGGAGCGGTCGAAACGCTGATTCAGGCCGTCAATGCCTCGCTTCAGTTTACTAACTGGTACGGATTGGGGGTGGCTGACAGCGCTGATCTGCTGGATGCCGATGTACTGGCGGTGGCGGCGGCGATTGAGTCGGCCCGCGTCAGTCGCATCTTTGCCGTTACTACTGATGCGGCGGCAACACTGAGTACAACCAGTACCGACGATCTGGCATCAAAACTTAAAGCGGCGGGGTACGCACGCACATTCACGCAGTATTCCACAAGCAGCAAATATGCGGCGCTGTCTGCGTTTGGTCGGGCGTTTACCGTGAATTTTAACGGCAGCAACACCACCATTACGCTGAAGTTCAAACAGGAGCCCGGCGTCACGTACGAAACCCTGCAAATCAATCAGGCCGCCGCCGTCGATGCGAAAAATTGTAACGTTTACGTGTACTACGAAAACGACACGGCAATTCTTCAGCAGGGTGTTATGGCAAACGGCGACTTCTTCGACGAACGCCACGGGATGGACTGGCTGCAAAACTACGTACAGACCAACCTGTACAACGTGCTGTACACCAGCACAACTAAAGTGCCGCAAACCGATGCGGGTGTAACACGCTTGCTGGCGAACGTTGAGCAATCCATGGATCAGGGCGTGACGAACGGCCTGATTGCTCCCGGTGTGTGGAATGGTGGACCGATAGGCCAACTGGCAAGCGGTGACACGCTGACAAAAGGCTACTACGTCTATGCGCAGCCCATTTCCGCGCAAGCGCAGGCAGACCGCGAAGCCCGTAAAGCGCCGGTTATTCAGGTGGCATGCAAACTGGCCGGTGCGGTTCACTACGCCGATGTGCAAATCAACGTTGTCCGTTAAGGGGGATCAATGAGCACCTATTCATTTCTGGACGTTACCGCGTCCCTCGCTGGCCCCACCGGAATTGTCGATTTCGGTTACGGCTCGGCAGCCTCGGAAGAGGGTATCACCATTACCATGACTGAGGCGAAAAACACGATGACCATTGGTGCAGACGGCGAAGTGATGCACAGCCTGCACGCGGGGAAATCCGGCACTATCACTGTCACGCTGCTGAAGACCTCCCCGGTAAACAAAAAATTGTCCCTTGCGTATAACGCGCAGAGCCAGTCTTCAGCGACGTGGGGCAATAACGTCATCGTTGTGCGAAACAAGGCAAGCGGTGACACGTCAACTGCGCGCTCTGTCGCGTTCCAAAAACAGCCGGATCACGCTAACGCAAAAATCGGCAACACGGTGTCGTGGGTGTTTGACTGCGGAAAAATCGACCAACTGCTGGGAGAGTTTTAATTGGAGATCACACTGAAAAGCCATGATTACCGCCTGTCAAAGCTGGGCGTTTTTGACCAACTGAAGGTAACGCGAAAATTACTGCCGATGCTGGCGGGCATGCTGTCTAACGCGGGTGATTTGAAGTCGCTACAGGCAGACGGCGTTACGCAGGCACTCCCCCAGATTGCTGATGCGATTGCGGCGCTACCGGACGACGATGTTAACGCGATTATTCACCCCTGCCTGGCTGTCGTGGCGCGTAAGCACGATAAAGCCTGGACGCCGGTGTTCAGCCACGGTGAGCTGATGTTTGACGATATCGATCTGTTCACCATGCTGTCGCTGGTGGCGCGGGTGGTCGCCGACTCCCTCGGAAATTTTTTGCACGAACTCCCCGCCAGCGAGACGCCCACCCCGCCAGCGGCTTAACCCTCGATACGCTGCCTGACGGCGAAGACTACATCATGCGCCCGGTTGATGCTGGGTACATCCCTTATACGGCACTGAACGACGGATCTGTCGATCTGGCGGATATCGCGCGCATGAATGATTACCTCGATATGAAGGCGGATAACGAATACCGCATAGCGAAATGGAGAGCTGATAATGAACGCTGAGGCTATCAAATCGTTTCTCGTCTCGCTGGGATTTGACGTTGATGAAGCGGGACAGCGCAAATTTGAGGCGGGGGCTCATCAGCGCGACCGCAAAGGTAGTGAAGCTGGGTGTGGCGGTGGAGGCGGCGGCGTTGTCTGTTGTGGCGTTTACCACCAAAATAGCCAGCGGACTGGATGATCTGTATTGGGCATCCCAGCGCACCGGCGCAACGGTAGCAGGCATTCAGCGCATTGGCTATGCGGTCGGGCAAATGGGCGGGAGCGTCAACGCCGCCCGCTCATCACTCGAAAATCTGGCGCAGTTCATCCGAAACAGTCCGGGTGCCGAGGGCTTTTTAAACCGACTCGGTGTGCAGACGCGGGACGCCAGCGGCCAGATGCGGGACATGGCCAGTATTTTTACGGGCGTAGGCCAGCGCCTGAACAGCATGCCGTACTACCGGGCTAATCAGTATGCGCAGATGCTCGGCATTGACGAAAACACACTGATGGCAATGCGGCGCGGGCTGGGGCAGTTCAGCGCAGAATATACCGCCACCGCCAAGGCGATCGGATTCAATGCAGAGCAGGCGGCAGCCAGCTCGAATCGGTTTATGACCTCGCTGAGCTCGTTCGGCATGATGGCGGGTATGGCGCGGGACAAAATCGGCGCGAATCTCGCCAGCGGTCTGGCGGGCTCTATCGATAACTTCCGTAAACTCATCGTCGATAATTTCCCACGAATTGAGGCGGGGATAACGGCCGTTATCAAATCCATTTTGTGGCTGGCTGATATCGTCGGGCGCGTAGTCTATCGGCTGGTTCAGGCTGCGGGATCCATTGTTGACTGGTGGAAGTCACTGGATGACAGCACCAGGCAACTGATAGCACTATTCGGCGCGCTGGTGACTGCATGGTATGTCCTGAATAGCGCATTCACTGCGTCACCCATCGGTCGAATCATTATGCTGGTGGTGGCGCTGGCCGCACTGATTGAAGATTACGCCACATGGAAAGAGGGTGGACAGAGCCTTATCGACTGGGCCAAATGGGAGCCTGAAATAAACGCAGCGATCGATGGTATTCACGACACCATTGATGCCGTTAAAGAGCTGGCGCTCGAAGTCGGCGCACTGTTTGGTATCGACCCGAAACAGTGGAGTCTCAAGTGGGAATTCAGCAATCTGATTCATAACCTCGGCGAGCTGGGGAAAATGCTGAAACTCATCGGCGACCTGCTCAACGCGATAAATGAGGGGCGCTGGTCTGACGCCGCGAGCATCGGAAAACAACTGCTGAATCAGGGCGACGAAAACCCGTCAGCAATGCCCGGCATCGATGCGGCGGCCGTTCGTCATCGTGAATGGTTACTGGGTAAATATCACAACCTGAATAACAAGGTGAATGAGTTTTTACCTGAATGGCTGGGTGGGGTTAAGCGTCCGCAGCCTACAAAATCAGGCGCTCAGCTGCTGGGATGGATAACACCATTATTTAACCAACTGGAAAACCTCTACAAACTGCCATCCGGTTTACTGCGTAGCGTGGCCACCACTGAATCAGCGGGTAATCCCAACGCCATATCAAGTGCCGGCGCGCAGGGGCTATTCCAAATAATGCCGGGAACGGGAAGGGATTTGGGGCTGCGTGGTAATGACGCTTTCGACCCGGTTAAGTCTGCTAACGCCGCAGCGAAATATCTCAGCCAGTTGCTACAGGCAAACGGCGGAGATCTGGATAAGGCGCTGGCATCCTATAACTGGGGTATCGGTAATGTGCAAAAACATGGCATGGCTTTGATGCCGAGAGAAACCCGCCAGTACATCCCCAAAGTACGAAGTGGCATGCCGAGTATCAATCAGGAAACCAACATCACCGTCTACGGCGCGACTGATGCGCAGGCGACAGCTGACGCGATCGCAGGTAGTCAGGATGGCGTTAACTCCCGACTGACGCAACAACCGGAGCCTAATTAATGGATGTCCTATCCGTACTGTTTAATCAGCGAAGTCGTTCTATTGGCCTGATCATTCCCGATGTTGTCATTTCAGAAAAACATTCGGATGTGCTGGAAATCACGGAACACCCCGTCGAGCGGCCAACGAATATCGTTGCATCCCAGTATTCAGGAACGATCTCTGATCATGCCTACCGGCGACCCTCAGAAATCGTGATGGAGGTGGGTTTTGCTGGCGGTGGTTCATTGCTGGATTCGTCGTTGCTAGACACCTCAAGAATCGGTCTGAGCATTGGCCTTAGCCCCAAGGAGGTTTATCAGCAGTTGCTCGATCTGCAACGCCTGCGGCTGCCATTCGATGTGACGACAGGAAAGCGCCAGTATCAGAACATGCTGATCCGCTCGTTGGATGTAACCACTGACAGAACCAGCGAAAACGTGCTGATGGCGGTCATCACGTTACGAGAGGTGATTATCTCCGAAACGAGTGACATCAATGTTGCGCCGAAAGAAAACATGACGCTGGGAACCAGCACATCAGCAGTCATTGATTCGGGAGTTAAAACCCCGACACCCGTTAATAACCGATCAGTACTCAGTTCGATTGGTGGGGCTATATCTGGATTGGTGGGGGGCTTATGAATGTTACTGAAATTCCGTTAAGTCCTAACAACCAGACGTTCAGCACCCAGCTTAATGGAGGGACATACCAGATAAGCATCGTCTGGCGCGAAACGTTCTGGTCACTGGATTTGATGGATAGCGCAGGCGTGTTGATAGCAGGAAGTATCCCATTAATAACCGGCTATGACCTGCTGTTGCAATACGCTTACCTGAATATGGGTTTTTCTCTGATTGTTGTCTGCGATGTTGCCGGGCAGGAAAACCCGACTAAAACCGATCTCGGCATTTACAGCCATCTTTATGTGGTAACGGAGTAATCATGTCTAAAAACTGGATGCGTCATTTTGAACTGCAAGTGCTGAATGATAAAGGTGAAGGGATTAGCCTAAGTAATTTCAAAGTGACGTTTAACATTGAGAAGATGCCATCCTCCCAGTTTGGCGGGTTCGTGGGTAATTTCAGGATTTATAACCTGTCACGCGATACCCAAAACCGCATTATGGGTAACGAGTTCAGCAAAATCCGCGTTATTGCCGGGTATGACGGTATCGCGCCAGATGTTAAGGCCGCTGATGTGGGCATTGCTCGTAGCGTGAATGCTGATGATGTCGGTCAAATGGATGATCGAAACTATGGCCTGATTTTTAACGGTGATATCCGCTTCACCATCAAAGGTAAAGACAACGCCACTGACAGTTGGATACTGCTGCAATGTATCGACTGCTGGGAAGGTCATCTTCACGGCAGGGTAAAAACGACGGTGGCGGCGGGATGGACGTATGAAGACCTGTTTAACCTCGGCATGAAATCGCTGGAGCCATTCGGTATTACCCGTGGCAATGTACCTGACGTGTTGCATAACACCGTATTCCCGCGCGGCTGCACTATTTACAGCACCACCAGCAAGCTGATGACCGAGATCGCCGAAAACTGTAACGCGTATTTTTGGTATGACAATAATCAGGTCAATATCATCCCCAAGGATAAGTATATTGGCGCAAAAGCGGTTGTGCTGAACGCTGATACAGGCCTGATCGGTATGCCACAGCAGACGATGGGCGGCGGGGTGAATGTGCGATGCCTGATTAACCCAAATATTAAACTGGGTGGGCTGATACGCATCGATCAGGCTTCAGTGTATCGTGCTGCGCTGGGTAATGGTGATGTGGCGATGGCGAACGGGCGGATATCGGAAAGGAATCAGGATGGGGTGCTGGTGGTAGACACCCCGCAGCGTCCGAAAATGATAGATACCGACATTGCTTATGCGGGTCCGGGCGTTGACGCAGACGGCGATTACTTTGTCGGCATGATCAATTATACTGGTGATACTCGCGGACAGGCTTGGTACATGGATTTGCTCTGTCTGGCGAAAGGGAATATGAGTCCAATGAGCAACCAAAATTTTAATAAGGCTTTTTAGCGTGAAAAAATGGTCTCTATGTGCGTGCCTGATTTACTGCCTCTCCACTGGTGCGGCTTTTGCTGATTCTCAATGCGGACCGTTCTATTTAGGGACAAGTGCGGCGGATGACGGCTGGGCTCGTATCAACGGGCAGAGACCAGAAACCCAAAAGGCGACGTTCCTCAAGGAAAAGGATGATTACAGCAACATCAAAATTCAGTGGATGCTGTTAGATGCCAAGGCGGGGCGCTGGCTTGGTCTGGACTATATCAAGCGTGATAAAAAGGCGCTCCTCAACGTCGAAGTCATCCGCAAAAACATGGACGAACCTCGACGTTTCTGGACTTATGATTGCATCAAAATTCAGTAATTCTTTTTCATTAATGCTGTTTTTCTATTATGATGAAATGGATCTTTCCTCATAACACTTGACTAAGCGATGAATCAACCTCAACTCGAAACGGATATTCTTCTTGATCAACTCGTCCCTTCTATGATGAGTCCAAAACAACTCATTAGTGATATTGAGCTTATGGGCATCATAAGGAAGGCTCGCAAAATTCCAGATAGACATGAAGGTCTACTTGTTGAAGGCTTGGCTAAATTGATTAAGGGGCAGTTTGAAGAAGGCGTAAGCCTATGTGAGCGATCTATCGCTCTCAATACGTCCGATCACGTTAGTTGGCTCAATTTCGGAGTAACCGTTGCTTGCAGGGGGCATCATTCTTTACAGAACGATCTCTTATGGCGTGCCATGAGTCATGGTGTAACCGAAGCATACATAAAAGCGCTGTCAATAGGGGCTTTTTGGTTGGATATTGAGATGTTTGAAAAGGCTTTCTCTTATCTCGAAAAAACCGGATTGCTTGAAACGTCGTTGAGCGATGAGCAGAGACGTGAGGTTATGTTTATGCGTGGATTGGGTCAGAAACTTGAATTCATATCTCCGTTTGCTAAATTGGCAATGGAGATCGCTGAAAACGAGCGATTAAACGTTATTAATAGCTATGTTTCTGGTGATAACGAGGATGGCTATTGCTATGCATTGATTGTTGATGAGCAGGATCCGGACAAACTTTTAGAGTTAAACAATCTTGCAGTTGAAATGATTATTAAAAGGGAAATGCAGCACGTTGATTGCGTTACCGTTTTTATTTCAGAGGAAGAACTGTAATGTCGGTCGACCATGCTTGCTTTCTTGACCTCGCGTCAGAATCTTTAGATGGAAAAAATAGAGAGATAGATTTCCGCAATAGTATCAGCAGGTCTTATTATTCACTTTATCATTCAGCCTTAAGATTAACCAAGGGTAACATTGCGAATACGAATAGTAGTGGCAACCCATACCCTGGGGGAATGCATAAACGATTTTATTCATATCTAATTGATAATGCAGCTGATAACCATGGACTTGATAAAGAAAAAACAGTGAAGGTCGGTTTGGCTCTGAAGCAAGCGCATGCCTTAAGGATTGCCGCTGATTATCTCCTCGAACAACGAATAAGTAGACCAACGGCAGAAATGGCTTACAAAAAAGCATTAGAAATAAATACATTAATAGAAGACATCAATAAATAACCCGCTCCGGCGGGTTTTTTTACACCCGGAGAAAATATGCCCGTACCACTTAAATCCCAAACTAACAGTGAGCAGGACCTGATCGACACCGTGATGAATCGCGTGATGTCCAATCTTCGCGTTGCCATGCCCGGTGTTATTCAGTCGTTCAATCCAGACGATGTTACGTGCGTAGTTCAGCCATCGATCATGGGGCAGGACACAGGTAGCGATAGCAATAAAGAGTCAAATCCGCTGCAACTGTTAACAGACGTCCCTGTTGTATTCCAGCGCGGTGGCGGTTGCACGCTAACGTTTCCGATTGAGCCAGGCGATGAATGCCTGATTATCTTTGCCGATCGCTGTATTGATTTTTGGTGGCAGTCAGGCGGCGTTCAGGAGCCTGTGTCGAACCGCATGCACAGCCTGTCTGATGCATTTGTCATTGTGGGCGCTCAGTCGCAGGCGAACAAAATTAGCGGTATCAGTACCAGTGCTGCGCAACTGCGAACTGATGACGGCGCGGCATTCGTCGAAGTGGCAGCCGGTCACAATATCACCGTCACAACGCCGGGCAAGTTGACCGCCAGCGCGCAGGGAGGGACAGAAATCACATCACCGTCGATTGTGCTCAACGGCAACGTCACCATTAACGGCAACCTATCGCAAGGCATGGGTGACGGCGGCGGAACGGCAACAATGAACGGTCCCGTAAACGTCACCAACGATGTTACTGCGGGAGGTAAAAGCGTAATGACGCACACGCACGGCGGCGTACAGCCGGGCAGCGGAAATACAGGAGCGCCGAACTGATGCGATATCGACGAGAAAGTGCGGACGGCGATTACACATTCGGTCAGGGCGATGATACCTGGCTTGTTAATTCACCTGAGGCGGTGGCGCAGGCGGTTAAAACCCGATTTGAGTTATGGCTAGGCCAGTGGTTTCTGGATACCGCAGCCGGAACACCGTGGATTCAGTCGGTGTTGGGAAAGCAGCGACCGGACACCTATAGCCTGGCTATTCGTCAGCGAATCCTTGAAACGCAGGGCGTCAGCAGCATTAGCGAATTCAACACGACAGTAAACAGCGCCACGCGGCGCGTATCGTTTACTGCGACAATCGAAACCATCTACGGAACAACGACAGTAACTAGCGAGGCATAAATGGCCTTAAATCTCGACACGCTGGGCTTATCGGCAACGGTAACCGCTCAGGGGATCAGTGCGCCCGATTATCAGACCATACTCAGCACCATTACTGACTACTTCAGACAAATTTACGGTACCGATGCCTATCTGGAACCGGACAGTAAAGACGGGCAAATGGTGGCGCTGGTGGCGCTGGCTATACACGATGCGAACACATCGGCCATCGCTGTTTATAACTCATTCTCTCCGACAACAGCGCTATCTGATGCTCTGACGCGTAACGTAAAAATCAACGGCATTTCACGTCACGCTGCGGTCAATTCAACTGTGGATGTGACGCTAAGCGGCGTGCAAGGGACAACCATCACGAACGGATCGGTGAAAGATTCCAACGGAGTTATCTGGAACTTGCCAGCGTCTGTGAGCATTGGGATAAGCGGCACCGTTATCGTTACCGCGACGTGTGCAACAGCGGGAGCCGTGGCCGCCGTTGCGAACTCAGTGAATCAAATCAACACGCCGACGCGGGGCTGGTTGTCCGTAACCAATCCCAGCGCGGCAGATGTGGGTACAGCAGCAGAAACCGACGCAGCATTGCGCGTTCGGCAGGCGCGTAGTGTTGCGATTGCGTCCCTTACACCGTTTGAGGCTATTGATGGGGCGATAGCGGGAATTGACGGCGTGACACGTCACAAGCTGTATGAAAACGACACGGGCTCTGTTGATGTTAATGGCCTGCCGGCACACTCAATCAGCGCCATTATTGAGGGCGGCAATGTTACGCAGATTGCACAGACAATCCGGGGGAAAAAAGGGCAGGGCGTGGCGACGTTCGGCAGCACGGCTGTTACGGTACCAGACACCTACGGGAATAATCACGTAATCCGGTTCTCTCGTCCGATCGATGTCCCGATATTCGTTTCAATCTCTATGCGTGTGTTTACGGGGTACACGACAGCAGTAGACGAGCAAATGAAGCGATCGATTGCTGATTACATCAATTCACTTGATATCGGTGATGATGTGTTGCTGAGCCGTGTTTATTCCCCGGCCAACCTCGGCGTAGTGAGTGGCGGTGATGCGCGGTATTACGACATTATCGAATTAATGCTGGGGCGTGCGTCTGGCAGTGTTTCTCCTGCAAATGTCGTTACTGCATACGATGAATCCCCAATATGCAGCGCTGACAACATATCGATCGCGGTGGTGCCATGAGCAAATACACCGAGCTAATCCCCAACTACAACGCAACAAAACCGCTGTTCGTCCAGCATGTTGACTTATCCACCCGCCCTTTAATCGATGTTTCCAGCCAAATGCAGGCGTTTGTTGCCGCGTTCGATATTGATAACGCAGTCGGCGATCAGTTGGACGTTCTCGGGGAATGGATAGGTCGCTCACGCACGGTTATGCAACCAATTGTCGGCGTTTACTTTTCATTCGACACCGATAACGTCGGGTATGACCAGGGCGTTTGGCAGCGACCGTTCGATCCCGATTCCGGCTTTGTTGATTTATCAGATGAAGCGTACCGCATTGTGCTGCGCACAAAAATCGCGATTAACAGTTGGGATGGGCAAAACGATTCTCTGCCCGCAATCCTTGATTTTGCGACAGCAGGATCGGGGCTGAGCATGCAGATTATCGACAATCAGGATATGACGATCTCTGTGTGGGTGTTTCCGGAAACGTCCATTGATTCCGTTTCGCGTGAAATATTGGCAGTCATCCGACAGGGGTATTTAACAGTAAAAGCTGCGGGAGTTTTTTCAGGGGAAATTCTGTATCCGTCAGTCGGAAATCAGTTTTTCGGTTTTGACATCGAAAATGAATACATCGCCGGGTTTGATCAAGGCGCATGGGAGACATCACTAAATGGCTAACAATGAATTTAAACCGTTTGCGACAGCGGCGGGTGCCAACGTTACATCACAATCCGAGTGGGAAAGCCTGCCAGCACTGTTTAGCGGATTCACATCCGGTAAGGCGTCATCAGCGCAAATCAATAAAGCGGTCCGGCAGGCCTCTGTAATTGCGTCTGTCGTGGCTCAGTTTATTGCAGATACGAATGATGCCGACGTATTAGATAACGGGAATATCGTAGCGCTAGAGCAGTCTCTATTGCTTGCCCTACAAAAGAACGCCGCCAGTAACATTCCCGTCGCATCAACAACGGCCGCGGGGATTGTGCGACTCAGTAACGCCACAAGCAGCGACGCTGAGACATTAGCTGCGACACCATTCGCTGTGCGTTCCGTAATGCAAAATGCTGATGGGCGGTTAGCAAAAAACCAGAATGGTGCAGACATACCGGACAAAGTCGCGTTTGCTAAAAACGCTCAGGTTCCTCATCTGGGCAGCTCATGGATCGAATTTGGGGGCAGCGCTGGTGCGTGGACAACCTCACAATTTATTGATTTTCTGAACTCCATCGGGGCGTTCGATCACCTGTATTTCGTGTGTGCTGGCACATGGAGTTTTTCAGCAAAACAAAAAAATCATCGATACGGGGTGTGGGCATGTCGAACTGGCGGGCGCGGTTGTTGAGGTTTTTGCGAGCCGGTTTAATCTTCGTACTGTGCGCGTCACAACGATGTCATCATCGAGTGACCCCCTGGCAATTCAGGGTCAGTTCGTTTATGTCGAATCAGAAACGCCCGGTAGCGGTGAGTGGCGACGTGAATTCAATACTAAAAATCTAACGGCGAATGATATCGGCGCTGTCCAAATTAGTGAGATCGTCGGCATGCCTCAACCGTGGCCGCTCACAACCATACCGTCAGGATGGTTGCCGTGCGCCGGCCAGTCATTTGATACGTCAGCATATCCGATTCTAGCGAGTCGATACCCATCAGGAATACTGCCAGATCTTCGTGGCGAATTTATTCGCGGCTGGGATAACGGGCGCGGCGTTGACCCTGCCCGAACCAATCTGTCCGGGCAAGCGTTTGCAACAGAGTCACACACACATGCAAGTGGATCGCTCGAAGTCGGGAGTGGAACGCCGTTGTATGTCGGAAAAGGGCTGCAAGATGGAGGAGGAAATTTGTACTCCCGAACCGGCGTTAATAACAACGCTGGTACTGAAACCCGCCCCCGTAACATTGCATTTAACTACATCGTGAGAGCAGCATAATGAAATATTCAGCACAAGTTAAAACAACAGAATTGAACGAAAAGGGGCTGGCTGTAGAATCTGGCTGGGTCACTGTTTATCAGGTTAATCAGGTAACCCGTGAATACCTACAGGCAAATTATGAGTTCCTGATGCGCGGTGTCGGGGTGTCTGCCGGAAGTTATGTTGATGAACCAAAAATGCCAGCGGAAGGAAAAGCACTGTGCCGCTCTGCTGACGGAAAAAGCTGGGAGCACATTCCAGATTATCGAGGGGAGCGAGTTTACAACACTGAAACCCGTCTTGCGCATTATGTGACGCAACTGGGGGAACTGCCAAGCGACGTAACCTTGCTGGCTCCAGCAACAGAGTTTGACGCGTGGAACGGCAAAAAATGGGTGACAGATACCGCCGCGCAGAAAGTCGCAGTTGCAAAGTTGGCGCAGCAGCAACTCGCATCACGTAAAACAGCAGCCGCAGCGCGCATTAATGAACTGACGTACGCAGCCAATCTTGATATCGCGACTGACGCAGAGAAAGCAGCGTTGATCGAGTGGCAGCGATACGCAGTGCTATTGAGTCGCGTCGATGTTAATGCTGCTGCTATCGAGTGGCCTGAACAACCAGCGTGATTACGCAAAAAACGACAGGCGCCCAGCGATAATATCCAAAGCGTCTTCGAGCGTAGGCACTGGGTCTATATGAATCGCTGGCGCGTCAGTTTCGCCTACGCGTACAGCGACATAGTGACCAGAGTCTTCGATTACTGCGTATGAATTTATCGGGCAATCAGTCAGCATGTCGCTGTCGCCGAGTACGCAGATTGTCGTTCCGTTATAGTTAACTATTTCCATTTTTCACACCCGAAATTTTCCCGTCCATGTCCGAAAAATATAGCATGTGTTTGATTTAAAAGGATAGGAAAGGACGGTGTTTTTGATGGGTTTTTAATCTGTCTATTTGGTTTAATTGTTATTTTTTCAGCATGTTAGTTATTTTATGGCGACTAAAGGAATCGTGTTCGGTCTTTTTTTTGATGTATCGGTTGGCGATTTTTGCCAATTAAGATGTCGGCACGAGGTGAGTTTCGTCTCTGCGGGCCTTTTAAAGGTTTTTAAAAATAAACGCTTGCTAAAGATATTTATACATGCGTTAATGAGTGGTCGGTTTGATTCGCAGACCTAAAAAGCAGTTTAGTAAAGCAGTTCTCATTTCCAAGTGTTATCCATAGATATCCCTTCTTTTGAGCCTCCTTATCGTTGCTAATTAAATTCTGTGCACAGGCCCTATTTGCCGGAAGGCACTATACAAATTAAGGTAATATTTATGTCTAACAAAATGACTGGTTTAGTAAAATGGTTTGACGCTGGTAAAGGTTTTGGTTTCATTACTCCTGACAACGGCAGCAAAGATGTATTCGTACATTTCTCTGCTATTCAGAGCAACGATTTCAAAACGCTGGACGAAGGCCAAAAGGTTGAGTTCACCATCGAAAACGGCCAGAAAGGCCCAGCAGCTGGCAACGTTGTCGCGCTGTAA